CTTTGGAGAACAGGGAGAGCCGCGCCTCCTGGGTTTCATACCCCGGCAGGTTATCCGCATGGAGTTCATAGGTATCCGCCAAAGGCGTGACCACCACATATTCCTCCGGCGGCTCCCCGGAGAACACGCCCGTCTCCACAGGCAGTCCGCAGCCGGTGACCGCAGCCTTGATTTCCGAAAGCAGGCTCAAATCTTCTCCACCTCCTCGTCCAGCTTCGCCTTCATGGCGTTGATACAGGCATTCCGGGAAGAGGAACGGGCTGGTTTTAAGAAGGGTTTTGCGGGCTGGCCGCTTTTGCCGTATTCCAGGATGGTGGCAATCTTGGCGTTGCTGTCGCCGTCCGACCTTGGCTCGGAAAAGCCCACCTTCACATTGAAGTCCCCGTTCTTATCCTGCAGGGCGGGAGATGTGCCAAGGGAGCGGAGAAGCTCCCCGGTGCTTCGGGACTCATACTTCGTCCCGCTGCCGATAACCGCCTGCAGGTTGGAGCGCACCTTGTCCTCCACAACCTCCGCGCCGGCTTCCAGCACCTTCGGGAGAATCTCATCGGTTTTATCCGCCAGCCGGGATACCTTCATCAGGAAATCCTCCGGCATCCTCCATGTCGCTTTAGCCACCTGGTTTCACCTCCTGTACCAGTACTTCCAGATACATCCCCCTGCCTTTGACATCCTCCACCGATGTGATCTCGAAGGTATGCCCGTCACAGAGGATACGCATATCGGTTGTGACCGTGACGCCGGGTATCACGCGGAATTGAAAAAGGTCGGTGGCGGTGGAAAAGGAAGCCATGTTGGCCCATTTCTCACTGCCATGCCGGCCTTCCCGGTAAGCGCGTACCTCTGCCACGGTCACATCCGTTTCCGTCTTAAAGCCCTCATCATCCTGCGTGAACTGTTTTTCCACAATGGTGATGAAGGTGTTCATCTTGCCAAAACTCATACTCACACCTTCCATTCCCGGTCGAGCCGCAAAAGGAGGTTGACCGTGTTCCACACCTGCTGGCCGGCCTGCACATTGTCTGCGAAAAAGCCCCCGGTGGAGCCGTCCCTGGACTCATAGAAATGCGATGCCAGCATGATTACCGCCTGTTCGGTGGTGGCCGGCATCGCATTCTCCGTGTAATAGCCCTCCTGGATATGCTGGTAGCTCTCCGCGTAGGAAACAGCGGCGGTAATGTAGCTTTTCAAAAGTTCATCATCCGCCGAATGCTCCAGAATGAGATTGGCTTTGACTTTTTCCAAAAGAGTGTCCATTACCGCCGCCTCCTTCCTTAACTGGATGCCATCAGGCCCGCCGCCTTCAGCTTGGCCAGCAGGCCGTTGAAATCAGAAACCAGAGTGGAAACATCCTCCGCAACGCTGTCGGCCTGGTTTGCCGCCTGGGGAACCTCGGCGGCGGGCAAACCGGTAACAGAAGCCCCCTCCTTGATTTCGAGGGTGCCTCCGATCACCCATTTATCGCCGCCCTGCTCCATGTAGTTCTTTCCGTTGTAACTCATCTAACAGCCCTCCCTTACGATGCTTTCTGTACCAGCACCTTGACAGCCTCCGGCAGGATCATCTTGCCGTCCACACGCTGGGAAGCGAGGAAGCCCACCTGGCCGTTTGCCGCGTACAGTTCGTTCAGACGCTTGAAGGAACGCCCCTGGCGGTCCGCGATCCAGTAGTAGCTGAAATCGCCGAAAGCGATGGTCTTCGCGCTGGCGGCGATGGCGGGCATATAGGCCGAAGTACGCACAGGACGGCCCAGGATGGTGTCCGGCGTTCCGGCAGTCAGGGAAGGCTGCCACAGGTACTGGCCGCTGCCATCTTTTAGTTTACGGACCGCCTTGATGGTGGAATCGTTCAGCACCCACACAGCATTGCGGCGGTAAGGCGATTTCAGGGAGTAGAACAGGTCGATCAGCTCATCAGCGGTAATCGCAGTGGCAGACGCAGCAGTGATGCCGGTCTCCGCGCCGCCGCTGGCTGCCAGGATGCCCAGGGGTTTGCCGGAACCGTCCCCGGTAAAGAAGGCTTCCTCCTCCTTGGCGCCGATACGGCGGGCAAATTCACGGGAGATGTAGCTTTCCAGGTCAAAGACACTGTCGTTTAACAGTTCCTCGGAAACCTTGATCATCGTCCCCAGCTTGTACGCCCCGATGGACACCTGGCCGAAGGAATCATCGCTTTCCAGATATGCGCCTTCCTCATCGATCCATGATGCGGTGCCCTTGGTGGCTACCACGGGAATCTTGCGGTCGCCGCTGGAGGTCTGGATGATCTTCGCCAGCTGACGGAAGATGTTCTCCTCCTCCAGAGCTTCTACCAGAGTACGCTCGTACTCGTCAGGGACGAGATACCCGCCCTCGGAATCGGTGCCGATCTGCAAAGCGTTCATCACGGTGGGCATGGGAGTCTTGGAGCGCATCATGTTCCAGAAGTTCTGGCGGTACTCATCGGTAGCGCGGCCGGTCTTGGCAGTTTCCTTGCCGTTCATGGGCTTGCCGGTGAGGGGCTTGTTCACCGGGCGGTTCAGTTCCGCATCCAGCGCCTCCTGGCGTTCCAGGCGGGCGATCTCCTTGCCCAGGTCGGTGATTTCCTGCTCCATGCGGGTGTAGGCGGCGTCATCCTCGGCGGACAAGACGCCTTTGTCGTTTCTGTGGGAATCCAGAAAGGCTTTCGCAGCTTCCCAGGCTTTGGCGCGCTTCTCGCGCAGTTCAAGAATCGTCATAGTGGTATCCTCCTTAATGTTTCAAAAGATTGAGCCGCTCGTAGAGACTGTCTACAGAGCGGCCCTTGGGTTTGGAATCTTCGGTTTTCTTAGGATTGGTCCTGCACTTGGCCACGATCTTATCCATCAGGGAGTTGACCACAGCGGCTTTGGAATACAGCATGGAAACCGCAGGCGGCTCCATGTCCTCCGGGATCTCCGCCCGTGCCAGGACATCATCGGCAAAGCCAAGCTCCACCGCCTTGTTCGCGTCCATCCAAGTTTCCGCGTCCATGAGATGGGAGAGCTTGGCGCGGGACAGCCCGGTCTTGATCTCATAGGCGTTGATGATGGAATCCTTCACGCTGGAGAGCATCTCGATGGCTTTCTGCATCTCTGCGGTATCGCCCATCGCTACGGTCATGGGATTGTGGATCATCATCATGGACACAGGCGATACCAGCACACGGGTTCCCGCCATAGCAATCACGCTTGCAGCGGATGCCGCGATGCCGTCAATCTTGACCGTGACGTTGTGCGGATAATCCATCAGCATGTTATAGATCTGGGCAGCCGCCACACAGTCCCCGCCTGGGCTGTTGATCCAGACCGTGATGTCTCCGCTTCCGCCCATCAGTTCCTCTTTAAAAAGCTGGGGTGTGACGTCATCGTCAAACCAGCTTTCCTCGGCGATGGTGCCGTTGAGGAACAGCGTCCGTTCCGCCGGAGCTGTCTCCGTCGCCGCCTGGTTCTTCCACTTCCAGAACTTCTTCATCGGGGTTTTCCTCCTTTCCGTCATTGCTCGTTTCGGTATTTGCAAAAGCCCCGGCGTTTCCAAGCGGGAGCATATTGCCGTTGATCAGGTACAGGTCGCCGCCTTCCTCGGCAGGGATGCGGTCCATGTTCTCCAGTTCCCGGATGTCGTTGGCGCTCATCCAGCCGTTCTGCCTTGCCGTAGCATAGCCGGTCATCCTGCTGGCATAATCGCCCCGGAGCAGCCCCTCCACGTTGAATTTGGCAAAATACCGTTTCTTTTCCGCCGGGGAAAAGAGCGTCCGCTGGATGGACTGCTCCCAGCGCACCAGCCAGGGCTCCAGCGTGTATTTCACGAACTCCAGAGACTGCTGCTCAATGTTGGAGAAGCTGGATTTTTCCAGGTCGCCCACCATGTGGGGCGGCACCCGGAAAATCCGGGCGATCTCATTGATCTGGAACTTCCTCGTTTCCAGAAACTGCGCCTGCTCCGGCGAGATGCCGATGGGCGTGTATTTCATTCCTTCCTCTAAGACAGCGATCTTATTGGCATTGCCGCTGCCGCCAAAGGTGGACTGCCAGCTCTCCCGGACACGCTGCGGGTCTTTGATCGTCCCCGGATGCTCCAGAACGCCGCCAGGAGCGGCACCGTTGGCGAAAAACTTCGCCCCGTATTCCTCGCAGGCAATCGCCATGCCGATGGCGTTCTTCGCCATAGCGATAGGGGAATAGCCCACCAGCCCGTCAAAGCCAAGCCCTGGGATGTGCAGCACATCGGAAGGATGCAGCCGGACAAGACTGCCTTTGACCGTAGGCGCGTCATCCATGCTAACGGTGTATTCGTAATAAAGCTGTCCCTTGCTGTCGCGATCCACCGTCATCCGGTCTGGCATCAGCGGATAGAGGGTAATGACCTCACCTTTTCCGTTACGGATAATCTGGGCATAGGCGTTGCCCCACAGCAAAAGGTGGGTCATGAGCGTTTCCCGGAACACGAAGGAACTCATCTCCGGGTTTGGCTCGTCATGCAGGAGCAGATACAGCGGGTGGTCGATGGCTTTCTCCTTGCCACCGTCCTCCTTGTAACGGTAGAGGTGCAGCGGCAGACCTGCCACCGCTTCCGCCAGGATGCGGACGCAGGAATAGACCGCCGTCATCTGCATGGCAGACCGTTCATTTACCCGTTTGCCCGCAGTGCTTCCTCCAAAGAAAAAACTGTAGGCGCTGCCTGCAGTACGGTCCTGAGGTTTATCCCTGGAACGGAAAAGCCCGGAAAAGATACCCATATCGAATCACCGTCCTTTCAGAAAAATAGGCATAAGAAAAGCACCTACCTTTCGATAGATGCTTCTCAGATGATTTTGTTTCATTTTTACTTATTAACTTGAAATAACGAAGGCTTGAGTCAGCCCTTATTTCAAGTTCCTTTACGCAGAATATCCAGATACGCTTCATAAGCGAAAGTGCGATTTCTGCTGTTATTGGATGTTTGTACCAGAATATCTGCATCAACCAAACGATTGACCGCACTGGATGTAGTATTAAAAGTAATACCTAAAGCCTCAGATGTTTTCCGAATCTCAATAATAGGGTTGGATTCCAGGTAGTTGAAAACCAACATTACATTTTTTGCTGCACGGCCCAGCTTGGAGATAACAGATACATTTGCATCATGAAGAGCAATCAGCTCATCAATTGTTGCGGTGGCGTCCTCAGCAGATTCCATAATAGCTTGCAGGAAGAACTTGACCCACTGTTCGTAGTTTCCTTTTGTTCTTACTTCGGTCATGCGGTCATAGTATTCCACACGGTTTTTCTTAAGAAAATAGGAAATGTAGAGGGCAGGAGTGGAAAGAACTCTTTTCTCCATCAAAAACAGTGTGATCAGCAAACGTCCAACACGACCATTTCCATCAAGAAAAGGATGGATGGTTTCAAACTGATAGTGTATCAATGCTGCACGGATCAAGGCATCAAGGTCATCATCAGCATTGATATATTTTTCAAGATCGGACATGGCGTCCAGCATATCATCGGGAGACGGAGGAATGTATCGTGCGTTTTTAAGTGTACTGCCTTGCCCTCCGATCCAGTTTTGCGAATATCTGAACTCACCGGGACTTTTTTCTTGGCCTCTTACTCCTTCCATCAAAACCGCATGGGTTTCCTTGATCAAGCGATTGCATAAAGGAAGCGCCTGCAAGCGATTGATTGCAAACTCGGTGGCTTTGATGTAATTAACGACATCAGCAACATTACGATTTGTGTTTGCATCCAGCATTGGATCAAGTACATCTTCCAATGTTGCTTGTGTACCTTCAATCTGCGAGGACATCAAAGCCTCTTTGCGCACATACATGGATACAAATAATTCAACATTGGGGATACGGGTAGCAACACTTTCCAAAACAGCAAGCTGCGAATTTGCTTTCACCAGTAAAGCTATAATATCCTCTGTCAGCTCAATAGGAGGAGATGGAGGCAAAGGATTCGGCACAAAAGACTTGTATGTCATTTCGCCAGATAAGTTTGATTTATAATGACCTGCACGGTTATTCATAAGCGTGGGCTCCTTTCGAGGGAACTTGAAATATATGCTTCTATCATACTCCTCTTATTTCAAAAAGTCAATCCAACTTGAGATAAGGAGATGTAATACTTGCCTTTATTTCATTTTAACCGATGCAGGATAGATTATACTCAAATAAACAAAAGCCCCCGGCTGTCATAAACCGAAGCGCCTGTATCGTTGCCACAGCGGATCGCCCGGTCAAGCCCCATGATGGTGGCAATCGCGCCGTCAATCTTCTCTGTGGATTTTTCCTTGTCCGCCTTGATGTTGCCGGCCGGGTCGGTACGGATGAAGATGTTGTCCATCATCCACCGCAGTACCGGGTGGCCGCCGTGGGCGATTTTCTCCTCCAACACCAGCTTCATCAGTTCCTTTGTCGGTGGGGACATATCCTTGAAGCCCTGCCCGAAGGGAACTACCGTAAAGCCCATGCCCTCCAGGTTCTGCACCATCTGCACAGCGCCCCAGCGGTCAAAGGCGATTTCCCTGATGTTGAACTTCTCACCGAGCCTTTCAATGAATTTCTCGATGTAGCCGTAATGCACCACATTTCCTTCCGTGGTCATCAGCGTCCCCTGGCGTTCCCACAGGTCATAGGGGACATGGTCTCGCCGGACACGGAGGTCGAGGGTTTCTTCCGGTATCCAGAAGTATGGCAGGATGTAGTATTTATCCTCCTCATCCAGCGGTGGGAACACCAGCACGAAAGCCGTGATGTCCGTGGTGGAGGACAGATCCAGCCCGCCGTAGCAGATACGCCCTTCCAGATCGTCCTCGGAAACCGGGAAGGCACAGGCGTCCCACTTGTCCATCGGCATCCAGCGGACAGACTGCTTTACCCACTGGTTCAGCCGTAGCTGCCGGAAAGCGTTCTCCTCGCCGGGATTCTGCTGGGCGGATTCACAGGCCGCTTTGACCTTATCAATGCCCACCGTGATACCAAGGGAAGGGTTTGCCTTCTTCCAGACCTTGGGGTCTGTCCAATCCTCATCCTCGGCTGCCCCGTAGATAACAGAATAGAAGGTGGGGTCAACCTTCCTGCCTTCCGCAATGTCGATGGCCTTTTGATGCACCTCATAGCAGATGGAGTTGGTATCGTTCCCGGCAGTCGTGATTAGAAAATACAGCGGCTGCATCCGGGCGTCGCCGGAACCCTGGAGCATGACGTCAAAGAGTTTCCGGTTGGGCTGGGTATGCAGTTCATCAAAGATCACGCCGTGGGTGTTAAAGCCATGCTTGTTCGCTACATCCGCCGAAAGCACCTGGTAGGAGGAGTTGGTAGGAAGATAGGTGATCTTTTTCTGGGACTCCAGTATCTTCACCCGCTTGGAAAGCGCCGGGCAGAACCGCACCATATCCACCGCCACATCAAACACGATCTTTGCCTGGTTGCGGTCAGCGGCGCAGCCATACACCTCGGCCCGTTCCTCGCCGTCCCCGCATAGAAGCAAAAGCGCCACGGCAGCGGCAAGCTCCGACTTGCCCTGTTTCTTGGGAATCTCAATGTATGCCGTATTGAACTGCCGGTAGCCGTTGGGCTTCAACACACCAAACAGGTCACGGATAATCTGCTCCTGCCAGTCGATCAGTTCAAAGGGCTTTCCCGCCCAGGTGCCTTTGGTGTGGCAGAGGGACTCGATGAACATGACCGCATAGTCGGCGGCGTCCTTATCGTAGTGCGAGGTCTTCGCCATAAACTTTGTAGGCTTGTATTTTTTCAGTTTCCGCATGGACACCACCTCCCGAATGGCATAAAAATAAGCCGCATCGCTGCGACTTCCAAAATGGTTCTGTATGCGAGAAAGAGCCATGTGGTTCGATCTCAGGTTGTTTTCTGTTGTTTACTGCTGCATCGCCCAGGCGATGGCGTGACCGTCATCCTCAAACTCAATCCCACTGGCGGCTCTCAGCCCGATCATCCCTTCGCAGGTGTGGTAATCGGTCAGGAACTCGTATGCCGCGCCAAAGTAGCAGGGCTTGTTCCGTCCATTGTAGTAGTATCCGGCGAGGAGAACCTTGTCTCCAAAATTCAGCACCTTGCCGTCCATGCCGGAGAAGCGCATCTCCAAATCCTCGGTTGTGGTGGGGTTCGGCAGCCGGTACTTTTTCATTGCTTCGTTGATTGTCATGGTCTTCGTCCTCCATTTTCTTCATTTCCCTTTCGGTGTGTACATATTCGCTCTAAAAGCACATATTATCAAGTCAATTCCGAGCCATAATCTGCACAAAGATCAGAGGAACAAATTGTGTATCTTACCCCCGCGTGTGGCGGTGGATCGTCTCGATGATCTGCTCCTGCTCGGCACTGTCCACACCGATGGACTGGAGCGCCTGCCTGGTACCGCAGTCCGGGCAGATGAGCGTTTCGTTGTCCTCCCGCGAAAGCGCCGGAGCGCCGTGGTAGACCCTGCCGCAAAGCGGGCAGACCGCCATTCTCGTGATATTATTCTTCATAGCCGCATACCTCCAAACATTTATTGTAAGCATCAATCAGAATATTCTTGTTAAAATGGAAGGTGGTGTACCCTTCCAGACACGTCCTCATATAGAAATTGCTCGGAACCCCAATCTGCCTGTTCTCATGCATGATGTAAGCAAAGGCCGTCACCGTCCTGCGCTTTCCCGTGCGGATGCCTTTGTACTGAAGCCGGATGTCCCTTTTGTAGTAAAAGTTGGGAAATCCTTCGTAGCGGTCGAGAGCGGCTTCATCGGTTGCCGTTACCTCCCAGATCACCACGGGAACCATGCTGCCTTCGCATTCCTCGATGGTCAGGTAGGAGCCGGTCTTACTCCCCTTAAAAAGCAGTTCCCAGCCCTTCAGGTTGGACGTGCCGAGGATCGTGGCGTGGGGACAGCGCATCCGCATCTGCCCGACATTCAGGTTGCTGCCGTAAGCAATGTAGTATCTTTTTTCTTTCATGGTATCCATCCTTTCCGAAGGGAGACTCCCCTGTTAGGGGAGATGTCAGCGTAGCTGACAGAGGGGTTGCCGCCCCTGCAAGGGGTACCCTTCTACCACCTTAAGACCGCCGAAGCGGTCAGGGATAAGGTGGCAGGAGGCTAACTCCTGCGGTTCCTTCAAGCGGCTGCTCTGCCGTGCCGGAAGGCTGTGTCCCCGGTCAGGTTACGGGTCAGGAAATCTCTGGCCGTTGCGAACTCATCGCCGATGAAGCCCAGGCGGAGGAGCCAGGTGCGCATGGCGTATTTGGGGTTCTCGTTCTGCTGGGGCTTGGGGCTTGCCGTCCGTACATCCTTTGCCATCTGGCTCAAGGCCAGGCAAAGCTGGATGTAGCTCTTTAGCTGCCCTGCGTGGATGCCGCCCCTGCGCTCTGCGGTCGGCTCATCGAATTGGAAGAGCCGGAATTCGACCGTCCCTTTGGTAAAGGTAGCATGGAGGTTCAGCATATGGTAGCGGCTGTCGTTGTAGTGGTGACTCCTGCCGTAGCTTGCGCCGTTGCTGTTGTACCAGATATCCGCGAGCTGGGCCATCGTGCGGGGTTTCCTGCGGTTGACCTGCTCTAAGAACCTGGGGTCTACCGTGCGGCAGTAGCGGCTCATGCGGCTGCGGTCGAGCTTCAGAGCTTCTGCGATCAGGCTCTCGTGGCTCGCCATGATGTTGGCGAGGTTCCGAAGGCTCTGCGGTGTGTGGCCCTGCGCTCCGATGTGGATGTGGACTCCGCATCCTCTGGAGGCGTCGCTTTTCGCTCCTGCGTGTCTGAGCTGTCTGCAAAGCTCCTGCAGGGTTTCGATATCCCCGTAGGTCAGGATCGGGGTGACCAGTTCGCATTTCTGCTCGTCCGGCCCTGCGATGGAAACGTCCTTCTGGAATTTCCACTCGCGCCCCTGTGCATCCCAAGCCGACCAGGTGCTGTAGCCGTTGCGGTCGGCAGTGTTCTCGTATCTGCCTGTGCCGAAGTAGGCGGCGGCAACCTTCGCTGCCTTCTGGCGGGTGATGCTGTTCATCTCGACCTCGACCCCGATGGTCTGGTTCTTCATCTCTGCAATCTGCCTTGCTGTTTTCTCGTTCATTCTGAAATCCTCCGTTTTTCTGCCTTGCGGCTGTGTGTTTTCCCTTTCGGTGTACACATATTCGCTCTAAAAGAGGATAATAGCAAGGCCATTTCCGATAATATACTACACAAAGATGACCGCAAGATATTGTGTAGTTTATGGCTGTTTGCCGCCATCCGATATTGGCATGAGAAGGCCGTTTTCCTCCTCATCAAGGATAGCAAGAGTCAGGCGGAATCCCGTCCGCAGCCCATCGATGAAGTACTCCTCAGCGGTCATGCCCGCAATGGCGGCTTGTAGGCAAATCATCTTATCGAGGACTGTGGCTGCTTCCTGATTCAGCATGGATCGGAGCTTTTCTTCTTCATCGGCCAGACCGGCAGCGGCCTTTCCATACTCCGAATTGCGGTCAAACTGCTTTTCATTCGGATTGATGTTCCCATAGAAGAAGTCCTTCAGAATGTTATTCGGCACGGCGGTCACCCACCTTTCTCACAATGTCCTCCCCATAGACCACGTTCAGGCCGCTGCCATTGTCCCAGCGCATGAGGAGGGAGCCGGTATCATCCACACCTTTGACAGTGCCTTTCGTGCCGACAGGCGGAGCCTGCGCATCATCCATCCGCACCAGTTCCACACGGGTGCCGGCAGGGTATTCCCGGAGGATACGCTCCACGATTTCTCTACTTGGAAACTTCATGGCCCACACCTCCGTTCTTGAAAGCCGAGGAACCAGTCAGGTTCTTCAGCAGGATCTTGCGTTCCATCTTGTACTCGTTGCCGATGAAGCCCAGGCGAAGCAGAAAGCAGCGGAATGCGTATTTCTCATTGTCCACCGGCTTCTCGGTCGCTGTTACCCGCTTGGCATTCCTGCTCATCTCGCAAAGTGCGAAAATGAAATGGGTGTAGGCGGCTGCGGAATCCGCATCTACCTGGGAGAACCAGGGGAACGCCACCCGGTCTTCCAAAACCTCAATGCGAAGGTCGGTGATGCCCAGGGCTTTCCGTATCAGATTTCCTTTGGCTTCCAGCAGCTTGGTAAGGTTGCCCACCGCCACCTTGTCGAGCGGGATTTCCACCGTAAGCCCCACGTTTTCCTCCTGTGGCCCGGTTCCGCTTTTCTTGGATAATTCCGCCGCCCTTGCATTAAGCCAAGCCTGCGCCATTTCCGCCGGCGCTGCAACAATCCCACGGTCGGCAAGCTGTTCCAGCAGGTTTTCCACCTCCTCGCTGTCAGCCCGGTCATCAAACTCCAGCGTACCTTCTTTCGTTACTGTAAAGTAGTCAATTTCGTAAGCGGCGCTCGGCATCCCTTTGTACTGCGGCCTGACCTCCAGGATTTCCCCGATGGCTGTTACCAGCGCCTTCCTTTCCGCGCCTGTTCTGTGAAATTCAATTCGCATTCTCTGTACCTCCTTGTTTTTCGGTACTACATTAATCACTCTAAGCGGCGGAAATAGCAAGCGAATCCGGCACAAAATATGTCACAACAAAAATTCCGGGAATTGTGAGTAGTACACTATGCCGGAAAGCACGAAATAGACGTTGGGGAGCGCCACGCCGTTGCCCCACATTTTATACTCCGCACTGTCGGAGTGGGGATTCTTCAGCCACTTGACGATCTGGTTCCGGCTCTTAGGCTTGGAGGACGTCCCCATGACGGAGCGGTGTGTCTCAAACACCGCTGTCCAGAATTCTATCTCATCCTCGGTCGGCTCGTCTGTCCCAAGCCCGGCGCACCACCGGTCCGGGAACCCCTGCAGCCTGGCACATTCGGTGGGCGTCAATCTGCGGACGATGTATTCCGGCTCAGTCTCGTTTACCACAGGCGGGTCTTTATAGTCCCTTGCCATCAAAGTCGGGGACTGTTCCTCTAATGCCTGGGTATAAGTGCCGGTGGTCATGCAGTAGGCCACCGCATGGCGGTCAGCGGCATCCAGCGTAAAGGACACATCCTCATTCACCCCGCTGCCCTGGGGACCGTTCTTGTCAGCCCGACCGATCATGGAACCCTGCAGGGCCACCACAGCCATGCCGCCCTGGTTGCAAGTAGGATTGCCGCCGTTGGCATCCAGGCATCTGGAAGTTTCCGCTTCGTAGAAGCCGCTCTTGGGATTCTCGGATTTCATGGCGTTGCTGTCCTTGGAGCAGATACCATAGACCTTCGGCACGAACACTGTCTGGTCGTTGCTGCAACCGAGAGTGGCGGATTTGTTGTCTTGAATCAGCGCGCCCTTGCCGCCGCCCTCGCAGCCGGAGCGGATTTTCAGCGTCTTAGGCGTCTCCACCACAAAGGGCTGGTTGTTCCCGCCCATGCCGTAGGTGGCGTTGACCGTAGGGGCCGTCTCCAGCGGGCCGGTGTATCTGGTGTCCTGGCCATGGTTCTCATAGACCGCTGCCGGCACCGTCCCGGCACGGAGGGTGGGCGAGGTTTCCTCCCCATACCCGATGCCCCTCGCCTGTGCGGAATGCTCGGTGCAGAATCCGGCAGCTCCCATCACGCAGGGAGGATGCCCGTGGTTTTCCGCCCGGAGCGTTGCCGCAACATCATCCGTCACATCCATGCGACTGCCGCCCTGGTCGTTTAAGCAGACGCAGCCTGACGCTCCAGCGCCTTCCTTAAAAGCTCCGGCAGCTCCTTGCCACGGGCGGAAGCCCTGCGGAGTATACCCAGACACGCCTTCGGACTCAAATAGTATTTTTCCGGCACTCCCGCCTGCAAAATCTGTGACAAGGTAGATACGTTTTCTGCGTTGGGGGACTCCCCAGTGCTGCGCATCAAATACCCGCCATGCGAGACTGAAATCGTCTGCCACGATCTCCCCGGCGTTTGCCCATCTCTCAGGTCGAGCAGGATCAACCTCGTATCCTTTGACCGAGCAGATTTCTTCGAGGACGGACTGGAAGTCCGCACCCTTGTTGGAGCTGAACGCGCCGGGGACGTTTTCCCAGACGATGTACCTTGGATATTTTCCATCGGTTGCACACCTCATTTCTTTTACAATTCGTATGGCCTCATAAAAGAGGTTACTTCGTGAGCCGCCAAGCCCGGCTCTTTTCCCGGCAATGCTCATATCCTGGCAGGGCGAGCCGAAGGTAATGATGTCCACTGGTTCAACCTTCCTACCATCCATCCGGGAGACATCGCCGTAATGCTTCATAAAAGACAATCGCTTTGTGGTCACCCGGATAGGGAATGGTTCAATCTCCGATGCCCACACCGGAGTAATACCGGAAAGCAAGCCACCTAACGGGAAACCACCGGAGCCGTCAAAGAGACTACCCAGGGTAAGAGTCTGCGGATCTGGTGTATCTCTTCCGACTCTGTCCGGCTCTCTACTATGATTATATATAGTGGGCATTAGGACTCCACCTCCTTTACAAGGTTGGAGTATGGAATCTGCTCCCCGTTTCTTTCCACAAAAATATCCTCCGGTGGGATGCCGTTCTCCACGGCCCTGCGGAGGATGACCGATGCGTACTTCTCATCCAGTTCCATCATGCAGCAGACCCGGTTCATCTGCTCACAGGCCATCATGGTAGAGCCGCTGCCACCGAAGGTGTCGATCACCACGGCATTCTCCTGGGTGGAATTCCCAATGGGATATCCCAGCAGATCCAGAGGCTTGGAGGTCGGGTGGTTGGCGTTGCGCTTCGGTTTGTCGTAGTTCCAGATGGTAGTCTGCTTGCGGTCGGAATACCACGGGTGCTTGCCGTTTTGGAGAAATCCATACAGCACAGGCTCATGCTGCCACTGGTAGTCTGAGCGTCCCAGCACCAGGGAGTTCTTCACCCAGATACACACGCCAGCCAGATGAAATCCGGCGTCAATGAACGCTTTTCTAAAGTTCAGCCCCTCAGTATCTGCATGGAACACATAGGCCGCGCCGCCTTTCTCCAGATGCTCCGCCATGCACTGAAAAGCAGAGAGGAGGAAGTTATAAAACTCCTCGTCCTTCATGGAATCATTTTGGATGGTCAGGCCGCTGGCACTTTTGAAGGAGACGCCATAGGGCGGGTCTGTCACGATGAGGTTGGCTTTCCTGCCGTCCATGAGCAGAGCCACATCCTCGGCGGAAGTGGCGTCCCCGCACACAAGGCGGTGTCGGCCCACCGTCCAGACATCGCCCCGCTCCACAAAGGAGGCTTTCTCCAGCGCGGCGGTCAGGTCAAAATCATCATCCCTGGCTTCGCTGCCGGAATCATCCGCAAACAGGTCTGCCAGTTCCTTTTCATCAAAGCCGGTCAGCAGAGGGTCAAAGTCCATGCCCTGCAAAGACTCGATCTCCACTCGCAGAAGCTCCTCATCCCATCCTGCGTCCATCGCCATGCGGTTGTCCGCAATGATGTAGGCTTTCTTCTGAGCTTCGGTGAGGTGGTCAGCAAAGACGCACGGCACTTCCTTGATGCCTTCCTCCTTTGCCGCCAGGATTCTGCCGTGGCCTGCAATCACGCCATAGTCACGATCGATGATGACGGGATTAATAAAACCGAACTCCCGGAGAGACGAGCGGAGCTTGGTGATCTGCTCCGGGGAGTGGGTGCGGGCATTGTTTACATAGGGTACCAGCTTGGCAATCGGCACAAGCTGCATCTCGGTCGTTGTCTTCATCGCACCAGCCCCCATTCCGCAAATTTCTCAAACCCGCCAAGGCCCTGGATGTATCTCCGGGCCGTCTCCACGATCTCAGCGTAGGGAACACCGTCCACTGTATCATCCCCGATGGCGCAGCACAGTTCCACTGGCTTTCCGGTTTCCTGCGCTTTGAGCCAAGCGTAGATGTTCACAGACACATCCGCTTTGGAGAGGTCTTTCCCATGAAGCCCGCCGCCCGTCACCGAATCGGCCATGTCGCTACCCAGTTTCCGGTTGGTGGCGCCTGCGTCCACATCCGTGCCGCCTGTCCAGTCGCCCAGGGGATTGACCTCGGCGCCCGGATACCGCTTCTGCAGCTTGGCGGCAGGGGCATGGCTCTGGCAGAGGATCAGCCTTGCTTCATCAATGATGTACTTCCCATCTGTGGGGTAAGTGTGATACACACTTTTTGCAATCTCACAGAGAACTTTCTGCTCCTCCGTGACCGGCATCCCCTTAAAGATACCGTTGTCGCCGCAGCGGATTCCTTCCGCCTGGTTATCGGCGAGGCGTCCGTCCTGCGGTACTTCCACATAGTCTGTGTGGAGATCCCCAGCGATGCGCTTCACAATAGCATCCACCTCATCCAGTGAAATGTGTACGGAACTCTCCGCAATGATGTGGCAGACGCCGTGGCCGATGAGGACTTCCACGGCGATCCTGGGATTTTCCTCTTTCCTATACGCCGCATCCACCAGAGCGCCGGCGATACGGTCCGCCACCTTATCCGGGTGGCACGGATTTACTTTTTCAAACATAGGTTTCACCCCTTCCTTGCGCGGAGCAGGCGCTCCATCAGATCGTCCTGGGGAGAAACCTCCCCGTAATCGGTGCTGCAGTTTTCTTTCACGATTTGGAAAATCTCGTTCCAGAGCCGCACCGCCTGGTTCATATAGTTGATGCCGATGTTAATAAACGGAGATGGGATCGGCTTCTGGGTGGTCGGGTGCTTGGAGAGGAAGCCCATGCGGTTGGTCATCTCCTCGCACTGAATCCACCGGGCGCTGCACATGGCATACCGCTCCAACAGCTGGGGTGACACCTTTGCCGCGCAGCCCACCTTTTTCAGCCATTCCCAGGTTTCCGTGTATATCTCCTCCGCCTGGAGCGTACTCCCGTCACGCTGCTCGGCGGAGAGGAATTCATGTGGCTTTGGCATATCGACACCCTCGACTTCGGGAATATCCAGCACTTCCAGCCTGCGTCCGCCAGGATTGCCATTCTTGGCTTTCTCCCTGACCGCAGACTTTTTCCTTCCCGCACCGGGTCTCGCGCCGCCGCGCCCGCCTGTGTTGTTGGATTTTGTCGGCATTTTCTCACCTCTTTCCTCGAAAAAATAGTGCAGCCGCAGCCGGCCGCCCTTAATTACCCTTTTGATTTCGCTTTTTTTGCACACGAGGCCCCAGGCCGCTGCCCGCATACAGGACCCGCAGAGATTTTGACCGCCCTACCGGTCGCCAAGGTCGTGGTGGATCTTGGTGTGACAAGAACGGCAAAGGCTCATTAGGTTATCTCTCGCATGAGTACCGCCTTGAGAGATGGGAACGACGTGGTGTACCTCATCCACAGGAGTCAGCCGTCCTTCCTTGAGACACATCTCGCAGAGAGGATGCGCCGCAGCGTACCGGTCACGGATTCGCTTCCAGGCTCTGCCGTACTTCTTATTCACGTCCGCACTGCGTTCGTATTTGTTGTACTGCCTGCGGACGGCTGCTTCATGCTCCTCACAGTACTGCCCGTCCGTAAGGTTAGGACAGCCGGGGTAGGAGCAGGGGCGCTTTGGTTTCCTTGGCATCGTTTTACCTTCACCTCCTTGGGCATAAGAAAAGCCCCCACAGGATCGCTCCCATGAAGGCCGTTCTGTATTCTACTTCGCTATTGTAATGATATCACAAGACGGGTGTGCCATACTGTCCCAAAAGGTCTCAAAGTGTGTCAACTTTAATCCGGCACGGGAAAATTCTGAAGAGCCGACCCATGAACCCGATGCACGGTGCTTTTCGACACGCACATCATATGTTCGATCTCTTCCCAGGAGAAACCGTCAAGGTAACGGTAGCGGAGAAGGATCTGCTCCTCATGGCTGTCCAGCATATCAATCCGCATATTTATCTCGTCTCGCAGGCTGATTAGATACGCAACCTTTTCCGCCACATCCCTCTGAATGGCGTCGATTTTCTCAAGGCACCGGACAAAAGAGGCTTCTGTCGGCTTGTTTGGATTGTAGTGTGGTTCGAAATTACTGCCTGAGACGCTGCTCGATAAATCCCTCCAGTAGTCAATCTCACGCAGGCGGCAGTTTATAAGGGCATCCAGGTGCCGCGCCTGGTTCAGATATTCCTTGGCAGTCATGCATCCACCTCCTTCTGCAGGGAGCGGATCAGCATCTCGCCATCAACACTCGTAAGTGCCGAGTACCACTGCGAACGGAAGAACCGCTCAATTTCGGCTTTATCCGCCTGTGCCGTCCTGTTCCGGGCGTTGGCTTTCAGGCTTTTCAGCGCCATGCGGTAGTCCTTCACGGCCTGTAATATAATGGCGTTCGCAACGGCCTCGTAAATCGTGATATTGCTCATATTCGCACCTCCGAAATTTTGATCCTCGGATTGGCACGGATTTTCTTAGATTGGCTCAGATTTTCAAGTCCGCTTTCACGGCGTCGATCAGCGCCGTCTGGGTATGCTCCTTTTTGGAGAGGGCTTTCATGATGCATTCGTCAATGGTGCCCTTTGTGACGATGTGCTGTACTACCACAGTTTCAGAAGTCTGCCCCTGCCGCCAGAGCCGCGCTATGGTCTGCTGATAAAGCTCTAGGCTCCAGGTCAGTCCGAACCACACGATGGCTGAGCCGCCGCTCTGGAGATTCAGCCCATGCCCGGCGGAAGCGGGATGGATCAGCGCCACCGGTAACTCGCCATTGTTCCATCTGCGGATACTGGCGGCGTCATCCAGCCGGGAGAACGGGATATGCAGCTTTTGCAGCCTTTCCGAAATGCGGGTCAGATCATGCTTGAACCAGTAAGCCACCAGAAGCGGTTTGCCGTTTGCGGCTTCGATGATATCTTCCAAAGCGTCCAGCTTGCGGTCGTGGATGCGAATGGTCTCGCCGCTGTCATCGTAAATTGCACCGTTCGCCATCTGGGAGAGTTTCCCGGAGAGGGAGGCGGCGTTGGCGACAGTGATCTCCGCGTCGCCCAGCGACAGCACCAGCTCCTGTTTCAAGTCCGTGTATTTTTTCTGTTCATCCTCGGAAAGCCGAACCGTGTATTCACTGCTGACCAGCTTTGGCATATGCAGGTGGTCGGCGGACTTCATAGAGATGGTGATGTCCGAAATCTGTCGGTAGATGGCGTCCTCTGCATAGGACAGGGGTTTGTAGGAGTAGATGACCTGGCCGTTTCGCTTGTCCGGCGTGAAGTAATCGGTGCGGTACTTGGTGATGAACCGTCCAAGCCGCTGCCCCATGTCCAGGATGCGAAACTCCGCCCACAGATCCATCAGACCGTTGGACGCAGGAGTGCCGGTCAGTCCGACGATGCGGCTCACCTTTGGTCTGACCTTTAACAGTGACTTGAACCGCTTTGTCTGGTGATTCTTGAACGAGGATAGCTCATCGATCACCACCATATCGAAGTCAAAGGGAATGCCGCTCTCATCAATGAGCCACTGGACGTTTTCCCGGTTGATGATGTAGATGTCAGCGCGTCTCATCAATGCCGACCGGCGCTGGGCTTCCGTCCCGACAGCCACGGAGCAGATGAGATCCTGAAGGTGATCCCACTTATCCGCTTCAGCCGTCCATGTGTCCCGCGCCACTCTTAAGGGTGCGATGACCAGCACTTTATGGACCTCGAAGCTGTCAAACAGCAGGTCGGCTATAGCTGTCAGCGTGATGCTGGTTTTCCCAAGACCGCAGTCCAGGAAGATAGCGGCGGCGGGGTGTGTCTCGATGTAATCCACCGCATATTTCTGATATTCATGAGGTTCGTATCTCATCCAGTATCCCTCCAATCTGCTCCGCATCGTCCAGCACATACACCGGAAAGCCCAGCCGCCGCAAAAGCCTGTGGCGGGAAAGCTGCAGCGGTCTCGGTTTTTCCCCCGGAGCTTTGACTTCCACAAAGCATATCCGTCCATTCGGCAGCAGCACCATGCGGTCCGGCATACCGTCAAAACCGGGAGATACGAGCTTGGGGCAGATGCCGCCGGCTTGTTTGACCGCCAGGGTCAGCTTCTTTTCAATTTCTTTTTCTCTCATGGCCGTATCCTTTCTATGGGGTCGGCTAATTCAAAAGCGGCGTAGGCGGCTGAGACAAAATTGTCGAGGGGATTGCCCTTGTAGCTCCAGGCGGTCCTGCCATCCACATATACGCTGTAGCGATTGCCGCCCTTGTTGTTGATAAACACCTTTCTGCCCCGATAAGTTAGCTGATAGTTTCCATACCAGTTCTTCCGCCATTGACGGTGGGGAAAGTTACGTTTCCGTTTGGCGCGGTTTTTCATAAGCCGCTCACGCTCTCTGGCGGCGAGGATATCGCCCTCCATAATCCCTGCGCAGATACAGCCGACTGAAACAGTCTCAAAATACTCGTCATGCCGCATTACATGGACAAAGCGTACCTGTGAACAATCGCAGAGTTCGCAGGTGAACAGGTCGATGTGATCGGGATCTTCCTCTTCATCGGCCACATCGTAAATGTAGTCACAATACCAGCCGGAGAGAGGCGCTCCCCATTCCCGAAGCCGCTTCTGACACCTGCGGACATATGCGCTGTCTATTTCATACATTGACATTTTGATTTACCTCCGTGTTCTCAAAACCTGAAAATCCTTACGCGCGTGCATATGCGTGATTTACGGGTTCTGTACAGTCTTTTTTATACATTTTCAATTTGTATGCTTTTTTAGGAACACAGGAACAGAGCCTATAAAGCTGCCTTGCGGCGGCACATTCGGTGTGTTCCTGACGGTGTTCCCGGAGTCTCCTCTGGGAACACCGCCGGATGTTGGGAACTGTTCCTTATTCACATCGTTCCCGAAAAAATCAGTCAGGAACATCGCCGGGAACAAAAACGAACTGTGGACCGTAGGGCTTGACGCGCTCCTTTTTCTCCTTCCGTACCCAGCCGAGTTTCGTGAGCATGGCTGTGAGGTTGTTGGATTCGGCGCGGCCAAGGCTGCCCTGATCCTTGCCGAAAAGCTCACACCAGATCTCCATGTTGCAGACCCGCGTTCTGGCGACCGTACCAACACGGCCGATATTATTCACTCCGGCGAGGAAGGAGCGGCGGTCGAACAGATCCATGCCGTCCCAATCCTCAGGGAGCAGAGTTTCCAGATACTCGCGCACCAGCCCTTCGCGCTCATCGGACTCCAGCGCTTCCCGTTGTTCGCTTTTCGCCAGCATCTCCAGGTCGGGAGCAAGATGCAGCTTTTCGCCGTCCTTTACAAGCACCAGCACCTCCGCCCAGATCTGGCTGATTTCCTCATTGGTAAGTTCCCAGGAGTGCTTTGCGCCGCCCGGCGTTTTGACCGGCCAGAACCGTCGGTTGCCTGTGGTGTCCCGCAGATAGCCGGACTCGGCGTTGGTGGTGCCAAAGAAGATGCACTGCCTTGGATGCGGCGTTGCCCGTCTGCCGAATGCAGCGCGGTAGATATCGTTCTGTCGGGAAAGGAAGGAGCGCAGCGTCTCCACCTCGGCTTTGCGAAGTCCCGCCAGTTCACCGATCTCCAAAATCCAATAGCCCTGCAGCTTCTCGGCGGCGGTCTTGTCCTTGGTATCGCTCAGATTCAAACTGTCAGAGAACCATTCTCCGGCAAGGCGGGAGATGAGGGTAGACTTGCCGATGCCCTGGGGACCGTTCAAGACCAGCATGGTATCAAACTTCACACCCGGTTCCTGCACCCGGCGCACGGCGGCGCAGAGGGTCTTTCTGGTCACGGCGCGGACATAGGAATTATCCTCCGCACCCAGATAGTCGATAAGGAGCGTGTCCACACGGGGAACGCCGTCCCACTCCGGCAGAGCCGCCAGATATTCACGGATGGGATGGTAGGAGCGGTCGTCCGCCACCTTGGTCACAGCGATCTGATAATTGCGCTGGGAGAATGTGCCGTAGTGGGAATCCACATAGCTGATCAGTTGGGCATCGTCAGCGTCCCTCCAGTATTTGGACGGGTGCTTCCAGGGCACATCGCCCTTGATCTCCATGCCGTCAAGCTGCTGGTTGAATACGATATTCTGGAGCTGCGGGTCGTTCTGGAGGATGAGCGTGATGTTGTGGAGGTTGTTCTTCAGCACCGTAGAGCGGGGTTCATACTGGAAACGCTTCTGCCAGCCGGTATCCTCGCTGCCGGAGAAATCCGTCTCGGCATCCGCCATTCGTTCGCTTGCCGCCAGCAGATTTACCTCATCTTGCTGCATGGCAAAGTCGCACATCGCCTTGTACGACGCTTTTTCGTCCAAATCTCCAAAGCGGTGGGTGCGGACGATGTCAAAGGCGTTGCACAGCTTGAGGTAAGCCGGGTCTTTGGCATGGTGGCTGTAGACGAACTTGTCCTCCTTGACCTCTACGCCCGCCATGCTGGAGGATGCGATCAGGTGCCAGCGGTTCTCATTGTCGGTCGGCTCATAGACATCGGAGAGAAATGCCTCCAGCGCCTTGCTGATGGCATAATAGGCGCGGTTGAACAATCCCACCACGCCTTCTTTGGTCAGAGGGTTCTGCACCTTCTGCTGTGCGGTGGTATTCGCCTTGCTCTCCCTGGACGAGGTGGGCAGTCTTGTGGGGTCAGTCCATTCCGGGTGCTTTGTGAGAATCGTGTCGGGATCAAGCCAGCCGCCGTCTGTCTCCTTATACACAAAGGAGCCGTTAGCCGGAGTGGACGGCCAGTACATCAGCTGATTGGGCTGGTAGGAGCATTCGTCGAAATAGTCGATGCCCAGCATCTGAGCGAGATAGCGGGACACCGCCACAAATTCCTCCGGGGTCACATCCCTGGTCAGCGGGAACACCAGCCGGACGCGGGGATTTTCCTCTGTGCTGCTGTGGGTGGTATACAGCGCGGAGGTATAGGGACAAAGGGACTCATAGCTTTCCAGAAAAGCGGCGTCGATGCGGTCGCCGTCAAGCGCCACCATCGAGCGGCTTTCCACGGTATCGACCTTGCGTCTGCCGCCCTTCAGCACGCCCGCCACAAAGCCGCCGTGGTCCTTGGCGGTGTCGCGCTGGGCGCGGCTCATCTTCGCATATTCCTCGGCAGACTCGGTGGTGCGGATGGTCACTTTGAGCCGTTCCTTTAGATCGTTAAACCTTATGGTTTTGTTGACCCATCTCTTCGCCTGCCGGTTATTGCCGTAGGCGATGTTTAGTTCACGCATAGTCCGTTACCTCCTCGCAGTTTTCTGTAAAGAAGCGCAGGCGATAGTTCTTCCACCTGGCTCTTTTTATTTCAGTCTCCATGCCGGAGGAAATGCGGCTTCCGAACACCCAAACCTCCGAGCATTTACTCATCAGGGCATTTCCAAAGAACAGCCCCAGCTGGCGTTCCTTTGGATTTTCGTCACTGAGAAACTGCGGAAACAGCAGATGTGGCGCAATGGGAATGTATCCGGCGCCCACGGCGAAGCGGCTGTATCTCCGGGCATTCTCAATGTTGGCGGTCACATCACCGGCGTAGGGTGAGCAGATATAGACGATGGGGCGGAAAGCGCGGAGAGCGCGTTCTTCCTTTTCGATATTGGTGAGGGCTTCATAGGTGGTGGGGTCGTAATAGCCCTCGCTGTTGAATTTATTGATGCTCATAGGCGTTACCTCGTTAATCTTTCTTATAAAAATCAGTCTCGTAGCCATCTGCACAAAGCTGCAGTCCGCTTGCCCAGGGCGGCGTCCTTCCCATCTGGTCACAGACGGCCTGTAAAGACATCCGGCGGTCGGCTTCAATGACCACCTCGTCATGGATGTGCATGACGATGGAGCAGCAGCGAAGGGTCTGCATGGCGTAGCAGAGGATATCCCGCGAGGTCGCCTGGACGATGTTTTCCACGAATTTTGGACCATAGCTTTCCATTCGCTCCCATTTCTTCGTGCCGCCGACACCTTCATAGGTGATGCAGTCGCCGCCAAAACGGTTCTCTCCGATCTTTGGCTTCACATAGGCAAGGCTCCTGCCGGACGGCAGAGTGATAAACAGCATCCCGTTTCTGGCGGAGAATATGATGCCGTGTGTTTTCGTGGTGGTCTTACGGGTAACAGCGTCCATCACAGCGCGGTCAACCGCCCACCAGAACTGCACGATTTTCGGATTCGCCTGACGCCATGCCGAAACCAGAGCTGGAAGCTCGTCCTCTGACAGCCCCATCTCCAGTGCGCCCATAGCCTTAAGTGCGCCCACTGAGCCGCCGTAGCCGAGAGCCAGTTCAGCAATCTTGCCTTTCTGCCGCAGGTGACCGTTGACGCCGTGCTTTTCTACGGGGACGCCGAACATCTGGGACGCGCTGGCGCAGTAGATGTCCTTGCCCTCGGCGAATACATCCTGCCGCCATTTCTCGCCGGCAAGCCATGCGATCACCCTGGCTTCAATCGCGGAGAAGTCCGCCACAATGAATTTCCTGTTTTCCTGCGGCACGAATGCCGTGCGGATCAGCTGAGAAAGGGTATCCGGCACATCCTCGTAGAGCATTTCCAGAGCGTCAAAGCCGCCTGCCCGGACAAGCCCTCTGGCTTCGGACAGATCGTCCAGATGGTTCTGAGGGAGATTCTGCATCTGAATGATGCGGCCTGCCCACCGCCCGGTGCGGTTGGCTCCGTAAAACTGAAACATACCCCTTGCGCGGCCATCGGCGCAGACGGCGGTCTCCATCGCCTGATATTTTTTAACGCTGGATTTCGCAAGCTGCTGGCGCAGGGTCAGTACCTTTTGCAGCTGCGGCGGCGCAGTTTTCAAAAGTTCCGCTACAGCCTTTTTGCCCAGGGTATCGGTCTCCATGCCGTTATCCGCAAGCCACTGTTTCATCTGCTGGACTGAGTTGGGGTTGTCCAGCGAGGTCAGTTCTTTCATTGCCTGCGTCAGTTCCGAGCGGGAGCGACCGTCCATCTGAATGGCCTGCCGCACCAGTTCCATATCCAGCCCCACGCCGCGGTCGTTGATTTCCTGGTCGAGATGGTATTCCTCCCAGACGCTGTCCGGCACGGGGTATTTGGAGAGCCGTGACTGGATAGACATCTCCGTCTCCACATCGCGGATATTGTATCGTTTGAACGCCAGCCACTTGTCTGGAGCGTGTTTGTGGAGATTGCGGGTGCGCTGACCGTTGGTCTTCGTTGGCGCACAGGGCTGGCAGAAATATTTGATGAGGTCTTTGCCTTCGGCCAGCTTTTGCTTTTCCAGCCCAAGAACGGCGCCGGCTCCATCCAGGGATAAGGGCAGACCCATGTACGCAGCCCAGACCATCGAGCATTTCCAGGAATCCGGCTCCAGATAGGCGCCGGTCGGATAGCCCAGAAAACGTGACAGGCAGATGCGTTCAAAATTGGCGTTGAAGGCCCACTTGGTTACCTTGTCATCCTCCAGTGCGGCAAGGATCGCTGGTGGGATTTTCTCCCTGCAGGCAAGGTCTATCTGCTGCACGGGACCGCCGTCCACGCTGTAGGCAAAGAGCAGTATTTCAAAATCGGGAGACTCCACATAACGGTACACACCGGTTTTGGCAAGGGGCTGGTCGCTGTAAGTCTCCAGGTCGATTGATAAGGTTTGCATTTCGTCACTCCCTTCCATACCCCAATAGGGCGGCAGATCGCTCCGCCGCCCTGGGGCTTGGTACTTTATTTCCCCAGTAACTTCATGCGGTTTTCGTGATACTCTGCGTCACGGGCCGCCTGTTCACGCTCACGCTTTTCACGCTTGCGGTCATAGATGAAGGACTGGATGCTGCTGATCAGAATGACTGCGCTGATGCACAGCCAGATGGCGAGAACTGCAAAAAGCAGAATTGTCTGAATCATTGTCATGGTCGTTTACCTCCCTTGTCTTAGCCGAGGAAATCCTCGTCGTCATCGGTTGCGAAGTCGGCTTCGGCGCTGGCCTTGCCGCCCAGGGGTTCGCCGGGACGGATGAGCTGTAGATTGTTCAGCCCGCAGGCGATGCCCTTGTTGCCGTTGCTGTTGAAAGCGTACAGGTTGATGGACGCTCTGCCGTACACGCCGGAATACACCTCGGAGCGGGTCAGAACAGGATTGCGGTCTGCGTCCACGATGCCGGGAGCGGTGGCGGAGTTGGCGTTGATGAAGTAGGCGTTCGCATAGGCAGGATCGTCTGGTCTTTCAACGTCGCCGTCTCTCAGCGGAGTTTTAATCGCGGAGAGAGGAGGCACGCTGCGGCCGTTGCCCTTCAGCTTGGCTTGTCCCTCCTGGTAGGCGGCTTCGATGGCGGCCTTGATCTTCGCCACTGTCTTAGTGTCGGACTTCGGGATGATCAGCGATACCGAGTACTTCGGCGTGCCGCCGTTGATGGATTTGGGCTCCCAGACGTTGGCGTAGGACCAGCGGGTGTCGGGACCGGTGATGACCTTCATAGGGTTGTTGACTCTGTTTGTGTTGTTAGACATATTACATTTCCTCCATAAAATCATTTTTTGCGGTATTCCATTCGGGCCGTTTATCACTCGACCGCACGAGCGTCGGCCTGCCTTGCGGCTTTTCAATGTAGGGTGCGAGAAGCTCCTCAAAGCGGGATTTGCCGAGCAGCTTCTGCATGGCGGTGATGCCGAGGAGTTTCTTTTCGTAGGGGTTGAAGCCGGCGCCCTCAACGGCTGCGGCCACAGCGGCTTCACTGGTGTATTTGCGGTTGGAGCGGCCCTCGACCAGCTTCCAGCCGGGGAACGCCGTACCGCTGATTGCCTGCTGGAGCGCGTATTCCTTCACATCGGATGCCCAGGCGGTCAGAGCGTCGACCTTGCCGAGAATATCGGCGATCTCCTCATCAGCGAGGAGCGCAGGGGTCTGGAATTCGTACCGGGCAAGAGCCAGGTTCGCTTCGGCGCACTCCCTGCACTCGGCTTTCGCCTTGCAGAACCGGCACCACTCACCACAGCTGAAGGAGCCTTGACCTTCATAAGCAAGCTGCGCCTTCTGAGTCAGTTCACTGTTTGCCCATTCGTACAGGTCGGCCTTGTCCATCTCATACACGCTGATGTTGGACTTCCTCGGCTGATAGATGGTCATGCGGACAGTGTCGATGTCGTAGATGCCATCGAAGATTTCCAGAGCGCCCAAGGCATAGAGCATCATCTGTGGATTACGCTCTGCAAGCACGAGGCATCCTTGCCCGTTTTTGTAATCGCAGATGTTCAGAACACCATCCGCAATGACGATGCAGTCTGCCGTGCCGAAGCCCTCTTTGACCCAGCGTGAGAAGTCCACCCGCTGTTCGATCATGACCACGGGGTCGGCGCAGGTCTGCTTTGCAGTCTCCAGAAGCTCCGATACATAGGCGGCATATCCGGTGGCGCAGTCCTCCATCTCCTCGTTGTACCAGGAGAGGTTTTCGATGGGATCGTCCGCCGGAATACCCAGAACCTGCTTCAGCCGGAACTCACAGAGCGCATGGGCGTCCGTTCCCTCGGCGGCGTAATCGCTGCACTTGTCCTCGTAGGCTTCGCACAGCCTTGCGGAGGGTGGGCAGTTGAGCCACCGTTCGGAAGAAGAAGCGGATAAGACTGCGTGTTTAACTGCCATTGGTCAGTACCTCTGCTTCGGCGAGTAATGCCTTGTAGTGTGCGGGGGCGATCTGTGACAGCTTGGATGCGCCGTGCTTTTGAAGCAGGGCGCGGATCTCGGCGGTGTGCCCCTGGCGGGATTTGTCAGCAAGCACGGCTCTGACCTGCTCCAGCGTCAGTTCCGGTTCGGGAGGAGAGGAGGGAGCATCCTCTGCCTGCGGCTCTCCGCTGAACATCTTTGTCAGCCAGTCAGCGGCATCCGAAATAGCGGTAGCAGCACTGCGAAGTTCCTCGATGGTTGCGGCCATATCGCCCATTCTGCTCATGTGATTTTCCTCCTTCCCTGGATTTGCTCTGCTGGCGTGCGGCGGTCAGGTTGCGTGCCAGTCTCTTCGACACCACGCTGATCGCAGTCAGGACATCAACAATGTCCTCATCGGCACGAGCGTCATAATGGTTTGCGTTGTAGCTCATATCGGTGGCCCTCCTTTCCCAAGGCGTCTTGTGTTGCCTTTCACAGACCCATCTGGACAGGAAAGGAGGGGTTGGCCGAAAGATTTTAGAATTTTCCCTTGAGCCGCTTCAGAAGCTGATTTCTTTTATACACAAAGGTGTTCCGGGGCATATTCAGCCGCTCTGCACCGGCTCGTTCAGAAAGCCCGTCCGCAATTGCCATGAGGATCTCGTAGCTTTCCGGGTCGGATGACTGAAGCTCCGAGAGCAGGCCGTTCAGGATCAGGGAGTCGATATCGATCTCCGTGGTAAGCCTGCTGTCCGCAAGAAAGCTGGTGCGGGAGACGCCGTTCTCATAGGCGTTCTCCATCTCCGTGTCGATGGAGAGGTGCTGGGGTGCGTCTTTGGGAATACATCGGTATTCGCATTCCTCACAAAGCCCGTCGCACCTGTAACTCTTCTTATAAGGAATACAGCAGGCACCAGCTCTCTGCTTGGACTTGCGAATTGCGTTGACAAAGCGTTCCCAATTTTGCTTCTCCTCCAGGGTGACTTCGACCCACTTGCGGAGGGGACGGTAGTAAATCTGCGGGGCGGTCTGATTGTCGTTGCTTGTCATTTCTCTTTCTCCTGGAAATCGTATTTTTCATGGAAATCACAGGAAAAAGTTCATGATCTGACCAATGTTCACACTTGCGCCATTGTATTTTGGATTAAAGTGTGATATACTAGTTTAGTGGGGTTTGTTATGAATTGCTGAGTAGCCCCAAACGGCCAAAGAAGAATGTCCCCGCGATTTCTCACAAGGACATCCAATAGTTATTAGAGTTGCACCGCTATGGTTGCGAGAAATGTTAGCGTTGCGATGTTTATAAGGGGCGAATCTATGACAAACGAAAGACAATACAGGCTGTGTGGAGGCACCTTTTTCACCCTGCTTTTGCAGGCACGCAAACAACGTATGGGGGTCAGAGAACACTACAAAGGAATGTCAGACGGGATGGCTGACCCCATTCTTTTAATGGCATTAGCAGAAATTGCTATACCCGACTACCGTGTGCCGGATGCCTCAATGATGACAACAGTAAAAAGTGCTACCTCAAGGTATAAATCCTGTCAGGCCAATGGCGGTACATATTTCCCATTTACCGATGTGGCGGTTGTTGCCAGTTTTAATGAAAGAGTGAAAAACGATTACAGCCGTTGCCTCGCTGCAATGAACTCCTTCGTTGAGGACTACATTGATGTATGCGGAGAAACAAAAAAAGACGAGTACCTTGTGAGGGCACTCGTCGAGGTGATTGCTTCTGATACAACAATCGATACTGACCAGGAATTTTATGTTTGTGAGGATGGCGCTGTGTTGACCAAAGCACAAATATGCTCCACTTCAGAACTGTGCTTGCAATCCTTCCTGCTTGGCATTTGGCACTACATTATTGTGTTTGTCCAAGACAACAAGGTCGGTGCGGAAACCTATAATGAATGGTGTCCGGCAAGAGGGGGCGCGCCGAGAGATTATAATGCGGCTATTGGGGAAAACAGCACAAGAGCAATCACTCTGTTATATAGCGTAGTTCAGGAACCTGCCGATGAAGACGCATCCACTCCAAGCGTAGATGCTGAAATTGTTGAGCCGATGGCAGAAGCATCAGCAGAAACTGTCACACAGCAGGTGATAAATAACAACCCGGTGTTCAACACATTTAATTTCAATGGCCCTATCGGGACGTTCTATAATCAGGTTGAGACTGTGGTCAATAATTATGGGGATAAGAAGAATGAGTGACAAATTACAACCGCAAAATGGAATTACTCCGGTTGCCCCTGGCACTACGAATAACATTGGGTCTATTGACACCTTTGTAGCCAGCGCAGGTCAAGTTCAAAATAATTATATATTCGGTGGCGGTGGAATGCCGGTTGTCGGAGCAACGCCGAACTTTGGTGCCCCGCCGAAAATGGATACAGGATATTATAATCTGTTCGTGCTTGACGCTGATGCATTCGTTCAAGGTGGATTTCGGGTGCAAAAGATCGATGCATTACAGGATACAGACCTGGAGGTAGTAAAGGAATTGACAAGCCTGGGAGAAAGAGAACTTTCGTGCATCAGAAGCTATCCGACGGTAGTAGCTATGCGGAATGCTCAATACGGAACAACTGCTCCGGGCAGTGTTCTGTATTATGGATTCATTAACAGCGTTCAGATGAGTGAAACCTCCGTGATTTTCGGTTTCACAAAATTACACGATATTTCACAGGACATTTTTGTGGATAACGCAGTAGTTTTCGGCATTGGAAAAGCCTGCGCTTATAACGAGTTTGACCACCCACATTGGGCGGTTAAGCATATCAATGTTGTCGAGGCCCTCCGCAATCAGGGGGTTCAAGTAATCGCATTTTCTTATTAACACGCATTGGAATAAGGAAGATGGAGGTATAACCGTGAGTAAAGAATATGAAGAAATGCAAGTAGAAAAGTGGGTCAATCTCGAAGATGTAGCTGAACATCTGAGTTTGAGCCAAGACACGGTTCGGACATGGATTAAAGAGGGCAAACTTCCGGCTTACAAAGCGGGTAAACGATATAAGTTCAAAATTTCAGAAGTAGATGAATGGGTCAGAACAGGCAGAATAAAAGACAAAGAATAATCCACTTGGTGGTGAAAGGAGTACATCATGGCAAAGAAAATGGAAGCCGCGATCAGACAGATTACACTTGACCGCGCAACCTTTGAAAATACTGGCACTACTATCGTGCCAACATATATCAACTTTTTCTTTGGAAGAAACGGCGCTGGTAAATCTACTCTCGCGGAGGTGATTGCTGCTGATGAGGGTATTGTTTGGCGCGATGGTGACAGTCATGCCAGATATGATGTCCTCGTTTACAACCAAGAATTCATTGACCGCAATTTTGGCAACTATGGCGACTTGCCTGGTGTTATCACCATTCATGAGCAAAATATAGAAGTTCAGCAACAGCTGGACCGCAAGAAAAAAGAAAAGGTTGGCGCAGAAGCTGTTGGTAAGCAGTTAAAAAAAGATCTGGAAGATAAAACCGCTGCGAGAGATGCTACTGTGGCACAGTTCCAGAAAATGTGTTGGAGCCAAACCGCACAGATCCGAGAGGCTTTTAAGGAAGCACTCAAGGGAAAGCTGAAGAGTCAGCAGTTCATGGATGGTGTCCTCGCTACTCCTGCGGCAGTCGACCACGATTTTGATGAACTGAAAAGTCTGTATGATATTGCGTTTTCTCTCGATTCCCGCCCATACCATGTGTTCGGAAAAGTTGACAGCGCATCTACATACGGAACGCTCCCTGGAAGAGAACTGCTGGATAAGGCAATCGTCAGCAGTAGTGGATCTCCCTTCGCAAAGTTTATTAAGGCGCTGAATGCGACAGATTGGGTGCGACAGGGCCATGACCACTATGCTGCCCACACCTCCGGCAAATGTCCGTATTGTCAGCAGACATTGCCAGCAGGTTTTGAAGATGAAATCGCTGCGTGTTTCGATGCTCAGTATCAGCAAGACATTGCTGACCTCCGGGAATTTGAGGCTGTCTATAAAAGAGAGACTTCCGCTATTCTTGAGAAGTTGACCGGCAATATGCAGGATGTACTGCCTACGGTCGACCTCGGAGAATACAAGGACAAGCTGGCACTCCTGGAGAGCAAAATCAACATTAACATTCAGCGTATCGAAAGCAAAATCAAGGAACCTACCTCTATTGTTGCGTTGGAGGATACGGATTCCATTCTGCTTGACTTGAGCCATATTATTGATGAAATTAACCGTCAGATTATGACGAACAACAGTATCGTCAATGATAAGCGGAAAAAGCAGGAGCAGTGCAGACATGAAGTCTGGGAAATGATTGCATTTCTCCTTAAAGATCAGATTGCTGATTACAAGGCAGCTATCGCAGGATTTGACTGTGACATCAAGGGTCTGGAAGAATCTATTAAAAATGCCAGAGCTGACTGGCGTCGCATCATGGGAGAAATCCAGGAACTCAATAAGCAGGGTGTCAATACCGAGGAGGCCATTGAGAGCATCAACAATCTGCTCCGGGATTCCGGCTTCCAGGGTTTTGAACTGAAGCCCAAAGCAGGAGTCAAAGACACCTATGAGGTAATCCGCCCCAATGGCGAAGTGGCAACCAGGCTGAGTGAGGGCGAACGCAACTTTATCGCATTCCTGTATTTCTATCAGCTGGTTCGCGGTAATGGTAAGGTTGGCAACACCACCACACACGGAAGCCTCGAAGGAACTCCGGAAGGTGCCGATACCCGCGACAAAATCGTTGTCATTGATGACCCTGTATCCAGCATGGACAGCAACGCTCTCTTTATCGTCAGTTCCATTGTGCGTGGTATGATTGGCGTCTGCTACAACAATACCGACTATAGAAGCCCCGATGTCAAGGGTGACTATATCAAGCAGATCTTCATTATGACCCACAACGCATACTTCCACAACGAAATCACCTATAAGGAAGTTTCTCATTACAAGAGCACATCCTTCTTCGTGATCCGAAAAGTGGACAACAAATCTACCATCGTTCCGTGCGTCCGTCCGAGCCGGATTGCTGGCGAGGAGGAAAACTACAATCCTGTCCAGAACTCCTATGCAGCCATGTGGGAAGAACTGAAAAAGCTGTATAAAGAGGATCGGGCTTCCATCGCAATCAAAAATGTATCCCGCAGAATTATCGACCAGTATTTCCTGCAACTTTGTGGCTTTGAGGGCGCTGATATTCGCAGGATTGTTCTGGAGGAAAATAAGGAAGCGTTCATTACCGAGGTTGAGGGTGGCAAGCCCAACTACGAAAAGTATCATCTGGCGTCAGCGTTGCTCCACTATGTGAGCAGTCCGTCCGGCATCGGTGATGAAATGTTCATTGATGACGAGTGCGTTGACAGCGAGACTCACCGCACGGTATTCCAGCTTATTTTTAAGGTGATGCACCAGGATCAGCATTACAATATGATGATGGGTGACGAATAAGTCCGTTTTTTGGGACACAAGAGTTTTTATAATAGATATACGCAGGGGTGCATACACCTCTGAAACGGAGGAAAACAGCATGGCTGATAAAAAGGTAATCGATGCAATGTGGGACGACTCGCCAATCGACGTCTCCGCAGAAGTAAATTTCATATGGTCCATTGCAAACAAGCTGCGTGGAACCTATCAGAGCGACAAGTACAAGGATGTCATCATTCCAATGGTTATCATCCGCCGCTTTGAGTGCGCCCTGGCTCCCACGAAGGCCAAGGTCGTGGAGACCTATAAGGCGAATCCAAATTATCCGGCGAAAGCGATGTACCGTCTGTCCGGATTCCAGTTCTACAATACCAGTGAGTTTGATCTTGCAGAGCTGGTCAACGACTCCGACCACCTGGCGGCCAACTTTAAGGCATACATCCAGGGCTTCTCTGCCAATATTCAGGACATCATTCGCAGCCTGGATTTTGACAAACAGATTGACAAGATGGACAAGAACAACCGCTTGCTCTCTGTGGTAAAGGCGTTCTCTGAGCTGGATCTCGACCCGCACACCATCGACAACGTGAAGATGGGCTACATATTTGAAGACCTGATCCGCAGATTTTCTGAAAATGCCGAGGCTGGTGACCACTACACCGGCAGAGACATCATCAAGCTGATGGTCAACATCCTGCTGGCGGAAGGCTGTGATGATATCTTTGATGACGGAAAGGTCATCACCGTATTGGATCAGGCGTGTGGCACGGGTGGTATGCTCTCCACCAGCTATAATTTCATCAAGCGCTACAATCCCTCTGCCGATGTGCGTCTGTTCGGTCAGGAAATCAACCCGGAGTCCTATGCCATCTGCCTGGCCGAGATGATGATTAAGGGGCAGAACGCCGAAAATATCTGCTACCAGGACACCATGAAGGCCGACCGCTTTAAGGGCACGAAAATGCGCTTTGTTATCGAAAATCCGCCGTTTGGAACCCCGTGGGGCGGCAAGGACGCTGCCGAGGGTGTGGAACAGGCGGTTCAGGATGAGTACAAGAAAGGCTTTGATGGACGCTGGGGCGCAGGTCTGCCGGGCTCCGGCGATATGCAGATGCTGTTTTTGCAGTCTGCCATCGACAAAATGGATGAGCATTTGGGCCGTGCCGCCATCATTGAGAACGGCAGTCCACTGTTTTCCGGCGGCACCTCTTCCGGCGAGAGCCAGATTCGCCGCTGGATGCTGGAAAACGATTTGATCGAGGCAATCATTGCCCTGCCTGTGGACTTGTTTTACAACACGGGGATCGCCACCTATATCTGGGTGCTTTCCAAAAACAAGCGTCCGGAACGCAGGGGCAAAATCCAGCTAATCGACGCCTCCAGCTTTTTCAAAAAGCTGCGCAAGGCCCTGGGCGACAAGAAAAACGAAATCTCTCCTGAGGACCGCACCGCCATTACCAAGCTGTATGCGGATTTTGCGGAGAACGAGTATTGCAAGATCTATCCCAACGAGGAGTTTATTTACCGGGAATATACGGTGATGCAGCCCCTTCAGCGTAGCTATGCCATTACGGAGGAACGCATGGAAGCGATGTTGTCCAAGGGGTCGCTGTCCTCCCTGTATGACCAAGCGAAGGTCGATGAGATAGAAAATATGGAGGAGCCAACCGGCAAGGATTTAAAGAAGTTGGAAAACTACCAAAACAATCAGCCGGTCTATGAAGCCATCCTTGCCGCATTGAAAGAAGCCATATCGGATGAAGTCTACCTCTCACCGGCGGCGTTTATGCCGGTTCTGACTAAGGTGCTGGTAAATGTGACCACCGACAAGAAACTGCTGGAGAAGATTGCCGACGGTCTCTCCGTCATGGACAAGTCCGCCGAGATCCAGCGCGACCGCAAGGGTAATGTGCTCTATGACAAGGAGACCAAGGACACCGAGATCGTGAAGTGGGGCGAGAGCATCGAGGACTATATGGCCCGCGAAGTGCTGCCTCATATCCCGGATGCGGTGGCGTTTTTTGAGGAAAACTTGGGCGCCAAGAAGCCGGTTATCAAAACCGGAGCGGAGATCCCCTTCACCCGCTACTTCTACAAATACCAGCAGCCGGTACCCAGCGAGGAGCTGGAGGCAAAGTTTATGGAACTGGAGCTTTCGGTCTCGGAGCGTGTAGCAAAGCTGTTTGAGTGAGGCGGTGATGGTATGAGAGAAATGAAGGATAGCGGGATTGAGTGGGTTGGCATTATTCCATCTCACTGGATCATACATCCGGTTTATTACTACTTTGGCGAAAGAAAAAATAAGAACAAATTTGGACAAGAGGACAATTTGCTTTCGTTAAGTTACGGGAAAATCATTCGCAAGGATATCAATACAAGCGAAGGTTTGCTGCCGGAGAGTTTTAATACCTATAATATTGCCGAAAAGGGTGATATTGTTATTCGCCCTACTGACCTTCAGAATGATAAAAGGAGTTTGCGCACGGGCTTAGTCCGAGAACGAGGAATCATCACTTCTGCATACATTTGCTTAAAACCAATTAAGGATATCGACTCAAGATTCTTTAATTATCAGCTTCATTCCTACGATGTAATTAAGGTTTTCTATAATATGGGGAATGGTGTTCGGCAAGGACTTAACTTTTCGGAATTTTCACACTTGCTTGTTTTTGAACCGCCTCTCGACGAGCAGAGACGTATCGCCGATTACCTCGATGCCAAATGCACCGAAATCGACGCCCTCACCGCCGACATCCAGACCCAGATTGACACCTTGGAGCAATACAAGCGTTCCGTCATTACCGAAGCAGTTACCAAGGGGCTGAACCCCGATGCCGAGATGAAGGATAGCAATATCCAATGGATCGGCATGATGCCTTCCCATTGGGATTGCATTCGAGGTAAATATATTCTGAAGTACATCCAGAAGCCCGTTCGTGAAGATGATGGCGTGATTACCTGCTTCCGAGATGGCGAGGTTACTCTCCGCAGCAATCGCCGCGAGGATGGTTTCACAATGGCGGATAAGGAAATCGGCTATCAAGGTATCGATGTTGGAGATTTGGTCGTACATGGCATGGACGGCTTTGCAGGGGCGATCGGCATTTCCGATTCTAGAGGTAAAGCATCGCCTGTCCTGAATGTTCTTGATACAGAACAGAACAAGAGATATATTATGTACTTCCTCCGCAGCATGGCTTACAGCGATGTATTCCTGGCGCTGGCCACTGGAATCCGTGTCCGTTCCTGTGATCTGCGGTGGAATAAGCTCTCCGAGCTGTTCTACCCTGTTCCACCACTGGAGGAGCAGGTAGCAATTGTGGATTATATCGATTCCGTTTTGCGTAGAACAGATGAAGTGATTGCAGCTAAAAGAGAACAGCTATCCACATTAGAGGCCTACAAAAAATCCCTCATTTATGAGTATGTGACCGGGAAAAAGGAGGTGCCTTTGTCATGAAAGTTGAATACATTACATCTTCTCTTGGGACAGGCACTGAGCTCCACATTTCCTCTGACGAATACAAGCGAATTAACAGCGAGAGCGGTTGGAATGAACACCCAAATTTGATGTTTGCCATACGTTCCTATGTCAGGGAAAACCAATGTACGAATAAAATCATAACCAGGGACTTGGATGAAGCATACCGGCATATTAAGAAGGTTGGCACCATTGCCCTTGTAACCCAAACAGATGGGGATGTCGTATGGTGTGAATTATATGCGATTACAGAAGGTGAAATCATCCCCGTGATTACAAGCAAAGATGGTCGTGAGTTCAATATCAACTATTCGAGTAAGACCCTGCGTCAGATGAAGCGAAGCCAGAAAGAAAGAGAGGCGAATCAAAATGAATAATATCCTCTCAGAAAAAGACTATCAAAAATTCCTCCTGGATCGGCTGGTGGACAACGGCTATGTCATCCGTAAGGCATCTCATTTCGACCGTCTTTTTGCTGTGGACCGGGAGATGCTCATGAAGTTCCTGACTGACACCCAGCCGGAAACGATGGATTATCTGCGGAAGATATACAAAGATGACCTGGAGGACACCATCGTCAGCTTCATCAACGCAGAGACAACTAAGGCCAGGGGCAGTCTGATCGACGTGCTGAAGCACGGCGTTGAGATCTCCAATCGACAGCTGGATTTGATGTACACCAAGCCCGCCACCACCTTTAACCCGGAGCTGACGAAGAAGTATGGGCAGAATATCTTCTCCGTCATGGAGGAGGTCTGGGCCAGCGACAAAGAGCGGATCGATGTGGTCATTTTCCTGAACGGTCTTGCAATCATCTCCTTTGAGCTCAAATGCAACACCGCTGGACAGTCCTATCAGGACGCTATTTACCAGTACCGCACCGAGCGCAACCCTAAGACCCGTCTGTTTCTGTTTAAGTCAGGCTGTCTTGTGAACTTTACGATGGATTTAGAAGAAGTCTACATGACCACCAAGCTGGCGGGCGAGGCCACTTTCTTCCTGCCTTTCAACATGGGCAACGGTGAAGGTGTGACCGCCGGGGCGGGCAATCCGGCTTTTGAGGACAGATACAGCGTGTCATATATGTGGGAGGATATTTTGACCAAGGATACCGTGCTTGACCTCATCAGCAAGTTCATCTTTGTAGAGGTCAAGGAAAAGGTGGACGATGAAACCGGCAAAGTGAAGCGTTCTGAGAACCTCATCTTCCCGCGCTATCACCAGCTGGATGTCATCCGTAAGCTCCTCGCCGATGTTCGGGAAAACCGTACCGCTCAGAATTATCTGATCCAGCACAGTGCCGGTTCCGGTAAGACCAATTCCATCGCTTGGTTGGCTCACCGCCTGACTTCGCTCCACGATGCCGACAATAAGATCATCTTCGACAATGTCATCATCGTTACCGACCGTGTGGTAGTGGACAGGCAGCTCCAGAAAGCCATTATGGGCATGGAACATAAAGCCGGGCTGATCCGGGTGATGGACGATAAATGTAATTCCACTGATTTGGCGATTGCCCTCAACGGTAACACCAAAATCATTGCCACTACCATCCAGAAGTTTCCGTATATCGTGGACAGCGTGAAGGGGCTGAAAAATAAGCGGTTTGCCGTCATCATTGATGAGGCCCATTCCTCCACCGCCGGTAAGGATATGGCCGCTGTTACGATGTCTCTGGGCTCCGGCGAGCAGTTTGATGGCGATGTTGAGGACATGATCTCCGATGAAATCAAGCGCAACGGCAAACAGGCGAATGTGTCCATGTTCGCCTTTACCGCTACTCCGAAGCCCACTACCATCCAGCTCTTTGGTCGCCTGAACACCAAAGGTCAGCGTGAGGCATTCCATGTCTACTCCATGAAGCAGGCCATTGAGGAAGGTTTCATTTTGGATGTATTGCAGAATTACACCGAATACTCGACCTTCTACCAGATCAATAAGGAAATTGAGGATGATCCCCGCTGTAAGACCAACGCAGCCAAGCGACAAATCGCCCGCTTTGTGGAGCTGCATGATACTAATATCTCGCAGCGGATCGAGGTCATTGTAGAGCATTTCCGCACCACCGTCATGCAGGAACTGGGTGGCCAGGCCAAGGCAATGGTTATCACCGCCTCCCGGCAAGCCGCCGTGAAGTATCGTCAGGCATTTGAAGAATACATTGCGAAAAAGGGCTATGAGGGAATCCATGCGCTGGTGGCGTTCTCCGGCAAAGTAAAGCTGCCGGACGATGAGACGGAATACACCGAGGCTTCCATCAATGGCTTCCCGGAGGACCGCCTCACAAGAGAATTTGATACTGATGCCTACCAGGTGCTTTTGGTCGCAAACAAGTATCAGACCGGATTCGACCAACCGAAGCTATGCGCGATGTATGTGTTGAAGAAGCTGAAGGGCGTTAATGCGGTTCAGACCCTTTCTCGCCTTAACCGTATCTGCGCACCTTATGATAAAAAGACCTTTGTGCTGGACTTCGTGAATAGCTACGAGGATATCAAGGCTGCATTTGCACCCTACTATACCACCACTCTGTTGTCCAACTCTGTAACCCCGAGTGCTATCTATGACCTCGAAGCAAAGATTGATGCCTACGCTCTGCTTGACCCCGCCGACATCGACAGTGCAAATGAAATTTTGTACTCTGAGAAGGTTACCGGCAAGCAGAAACAGCACTTGACCTTCTTCCTGCAGAAAAGCAAGAAACTGCTCGACCACTATGAATACGAGGAACAGCGTGAGGCGGTTGCCACGATGCGTAGCTTTGTCCGCTATTATGAGTTCCTCCTGCAGGTCTCCTGCTTTGAAGACCACGATCTCCATAAGAAGTACAATTTCATCGCATATCTGCTTGCTTACATCAATATCAAGCATCCGGGTGGCGGTTTCAACCTGGACGGCAAAATCAAAGCCTCCAACTTCGTGCAGAAGAAGGGCGAGGAATACGTCGCTCCTAACCTTGTGGCAAAGCCTGTAATGAAACTGCCAACAGCGGAGCATTTTGGCCTGACCGAGGATAAGGAACAGCGCCTGTCGGAAATTATTGATGAAATCAACAGTCGCACCGGCAAGTCTTACGATAACGATGTTGTTGTAAAGGCAATGCTCCAGATCCGCGATATTCTGATGAAGTCCGATAAGCTGAAGACCAGCGCAAAGAACAACACCCAGAAGGACTTTGAGTTCTCCTATTTTGATGACATTGATGATGCCCTCATCGAGGGTCTGTCCCAGAACCAGGATTTCTTCTCGCTGTTGCTCTCCAATGATGAAATGAAACGTCAAGTGCTTGGCATCTTCGCTGATGAAATTTATAAAAGTTTGCGTAACGCGGACTAATGAAGGGGTGATTGTATGTTCGATATATTTCGACTGAAAGAGGTCTTGGTGAAATACAAAGAAAACTTTGTGTCTAAGCAATGGCCCAACGAAAAATATAAGTGGGAAGCAGTGAAATGCTTCCAGGATAATTGGGATGTGAACGCACCTGATTTTGCAGATATGCTGTCCCGTTCTCTGGCAAAGACATATAATCTGCTTGCTTCCATGAATAACTTTCCGGCAAAAATGATTCAGGGCTTTGCAAAGGTGGCACCGGAAGAAGTACGTGCCATGTACATCGCCCTGTTTGATGAGAGCCAGGATGTGGTTACTCGTATTTTGGAGTTCAAGAACCAGTCCTCGATTTTGCTTGAGAAGTACGGAAACGGTGCCGGACAGCACTATCAGTATGAGAACGCTGTCAGCACCTATCTGTGGCTGCGCTACCCGGAAAAGTACTACATCTATAAGTACGGTGAGGTAAAAACTGTTGCTGATGAACTTGGTAGTGATTACCGCTTCAAGAAAGGTGCCTATGCCGATAACCTGCGTAATTTCTTCGCTCTCTATGATGAAATTCGTGCAGAATTGAAAAACGATGGCGGTCTGATTAGTCTGTTGAAGAGTCAGCTTACCGATACTTGTCACGACGACTCCGAACTCTGCACGTTGACTATTGACGTTGGTTTCTACATCAGCAGATATTATTCTTCTGAAAAAACGGATGCTCCGGCTACTGAAGAGTGGTGGCCGACAGACTATTCTCCCGCAATCAGCGTGGAGGAGTGGGTTGCTCTACTTGGTGACGAGGAAGTGTTTACCACCAGCAGTTTGGAAATCATGAAGCGTATGAAGGATTACGGTGGTCAGGCAACCTGTAAGCAGCTCTCTGTAAAATATGGTGAGACCGTTAATTTCTATATCAGTGGCTCTGCCACCCTTGCTAAGCGCGTAGCAGAGAAAACCGGATGCCCGGTTATGCCTCGTGATGAGGAGAACTCTCGTTGGTGGCCGATTCTGTATCTCGGTAAAAATGCCCGTAAGGACGAAGAGGGTTCCTATGTGTGGAAGCTACGCTCTGAACTTTCCGAAGCATTGGATAAAGTAAATCTGACCAATGTGGCACTCTATGTTCAAGCCGCACCGGGCGAGGAAGTTCACAACTATTGGTTTCTGAACGCCAACCCTAAAATCTGGAGTTTTTCTGCCTTGGCTGTTGGTAGTGTTCAGTCCTATACGCTCTACAATGAAAACGGTAATAAACGCAGGATATTCCAGAACTTCTTGGATGCCAAAGCCGGTGATATGATTATCGGTTATGAGTCCACTCCGGTTAAGCAGATCGTTGCCATCGGTCGCGTGAGTGCAGAACAGGATGGCGAGAAGATTTACTTTGAAAAAATTGAGGGTCTGTCTTCTCCGATTGATTTTGCAACGCTTAAGGAATGCTCCGAACTTGCCAAAATGGAGTATTTCACCATGCAGCAAGGTAGTCTCTTCCGACTGACCAAGGGTGAATATGATTTCATCATTGATATGATTCGTGAAGAGAACCCTTTGACTGTGCCTGACACCGTAGAAAAATATGACAAGGCTGCTTTCTTGGATGAGGTCTATATGACCGAAAGCAAGTATGACACCCTTGTGGCAGTTCTGAAGAACAAGAAAAATATCATCCTGCAGGGCGCTCCCGGTGTCGGTAAAACATTCGCCGCAAAACGTCTGGCATACTCCATTATGGGAGAGAAGGATGAGAGCCGTATTGAATTTGTGCAGTTCCATCAGAATTATTCCTACGAGGATTTCATGATGGGATACAAGCCTGTGAATGACGGATTTGAGTTGAAATACGGCATTTTCTATCGGTTCTGCCAGAAAGCAGCCAACCAGCCGGACAAGGACTTCTTCTTCATCATAGACGAAATCAACCGTGGTAATATGAGCAAGATCTTCGGTGAATTGCTGATGCTAATCGAACGGGATTACAGAGGCACTAAGGCAACACTGGCATACAACGGTATGATATTCTCTGTTCCGAAAAACCTGTACATTATTGGCATGATGAATACCGCTGACCGCAGCCTTGCTATGATCGATTACGCCCTGCGCCGCCGTTTCAGCTTCTTTGACATCGAACCCGGATTCGATTCCGCTGGCTTCATGAAGTATCAGCAGGGTTTGAACAATGAAACCTTCTCTCTGCTGGTTTCCAAGATCAAGGAACTGAATAAAGAGATTGCACTTGATAAATCCCTCGGAAAGGGCTTCTGCATTGGTCACAGCTACTTCTGCGGTCAAACAGATTGCACCGATGAATGGATGCTGGCAATCGTAGATTATGATATTTTGCCGATGCTGCGTGAGTATTGGTTCGATGATATGAATAAGCTGCAGCGGTGGGAGAACATTCTGCGTGGTGTATTTCAATGATTAAGGATAAGAGCATATTCATAAAAAACATCTATTATATGCTGTCCTATGCCTTCACCACCTTGACCCCAACCCAGGATGACGAGATTGCTGCGGAGGAATTTGACAATATACATAATCTCTTTGCAGCCATCCTCGCCAAGGGCATTGGTCAGCAATTGAAGCAGGGGCTATATCGTGAATATCTCAACCGTAAGGAAGATATGCCCGTTATGCGCGGAAAAATTGATATGCCTGGGACTATAAAGAATAAGCTCGCACGAAAGCAGGTGCTTACTTGCGAATATGATGAGTTGTCCGAAAATAATCTACTCAATCAGATTCTGAAGACAACTGTCATGCTGCTTATTCGCCACGCAAAGGTTGATGCAGAGTACAAGAGCGATTTAAAAAAGGAAATGTTGTTCTTTTCAGCCGTGGATATCATAGAGCCTGCATCAATAAAATGGTCATCCATCCGTTTTCAGCGGAGCAATCAATGCTACCGGATGCTCATCAGCCTCTGCCAGTTCGTTTTGGAGGGTATGCTTCTCACTACCGACCAGGGTGAATACAAAATGGCATCGTTTGTTGATGAGCAGAGAATGTGCCGCCTTTATGAGAAGTTCATTCTTGAATATTTCAGCAAGCATTATCCGGCCTTAGATGTTCGTGCTTCGCAGATCCCGTGGGCGCTCGATGATGGAGTTGGGACTATGCTACCCGTAATGCAAAGTGATATCACCTTGAGTTATGGGAGCAAGGTACTGATCATCGATGCCAAATACTATGCACATACGACCCAGGTGCAGTACGATAAGCATACTCTGCATTCAAACAATCTGTATCAGATATTTACCTATGTCAAGAACAAGGATTCCGAGTTTGGGGATAAGCCCCATGAGGTTTCCGGTATGCTATTGTACGCCCAAACCGATGAAGCTGTACAGCCAGATAACACTTACATGATGAGTGGCAATAGAATTAGCGTAAAGACATTGGATCTAAACTGTGATTTCTCGGAAATTGCAAATCAATTGAATGCCATTGCAGAGGGTTTTCTGACAAGTCATAAGCCCGCTGGAGGATGCTGAAGATGGATAAAATCGTTTCTGAAATCGTTGATGTTCTGCTGTCCTTGCCAGAAGGAACTGAACTTGCCACAAGTGATGTAATAAAGCAGCTGTACGGTCATAAATATCTGACCTGTGGGGATTATGAAATTCATGGAAAAAAGCATGGTTTCGAGGACTTCTTTGAGATTGATGCAAAGGTTCACAAGCTGGCGAAGAGGCATGGCTTAATCTTAGATGACTCCAAATATGCTGGTATGGCAACGGGCCTTCCGTTCAACATTCCGTTTGTGGTACGACGAAAGCACAAGTAAACCTTTTAATTTTGCTATACCTTTTAATTATTCCAAAATCCATACACCGCAAGGCTTACATCCAACGGTGCAGCCGGACTCTGGAACGGCAGAAATCCGTAACTGAGCAAAACGAAAAAGGGCTTTCTAAGTCAACATTTGACCTCGAAAGCCCTTATTTTATGCCTTTTCGGCGGTTTATCCCCCGGAGAAGGCTTTTTCTATTGTATCAATATCAGCAGGAACATAGACCCGCCCTACAACACCGGCAATGACTTCATCTATGCCGACGACTTCATGCGCTCGCAGGAAGAAGAAAATGAACAGATGGGGATGTACGACGAAGACGATAACCGTCTCTTCAAGAACACCGACAGCAATGGGCGCTTTCATTCCGACTGGTGCAGTATGATGTATTCAAGGCTGATGCTGGCAAGGAATCTGCTGGCAGATGATGGGGTAATCTTTATCAGCATTGATAGTAACGAATATGCAAATCTTAAAAAATCGTGTGATGAAATATTTGGTGAAACTAATTTTGTAGAAGATTTAGTATGGAAAAAATGTATGGCGGCAAAATTGACAGTAAATGGTTTGCTCATTATCATGATTATATTCTAGTTTATGCAAAAACAAGAATATGTGGCGACCAAATTTACTCCCGAGAAGCGAAGAGGCAAAGTCCCGCTATAAAAACCCTGATAATGATCCCCGAGGCCCATGGAAAGCAGCAGATTTCACGGGAGCAGGAAGCACTTCTACGACTTATCCTATTACTTCACCAGCAGGAAAGGTATTTTTCCCTCCTGATGGGAAACACTGGGTTGCGTCAAAAGAAAACTGTGAAAAATTACTTAAAGAGGGGAGACTGTGGTTTGGTGTTAATGGTGATAGCTTTCCATCGATAAAAAGATTTCTTTCTGAGGTCAAATCAGGCGTCCCACAAATATCGATAATGGATTATTCTGAGGTAGGACATAGCGATGAAGCCAATCGCCAATTAAAAAATTTGATGAATGGAGATTATTTTGATTATCCAAAACCAGTACGCCTTATCCATCGGCTAATTTATTTAGGATGCAAAAAAAATGATATAGTTCTCGACTTTTTCTCCGGCTCCGCCACTACCGCCCACGCGGTCATGCAGCTCAACGCCGAGGACGGCGGGCATCGTAAATTCATCATGGTGCAGCTGCCTGAACCCTGCGACGAACAGAGCGAAGCCTACAAAGCCGGATACAAAAACATCTGCGAAATCGGCAAAGAGCGCATCCGCCGCGCCGGTGAGAAAATCAAGGAAGAAAATCCCCTGACTACCCAAGATCTCGACATCGGCTTCCGTGTCCTCAAGCTGGATGACAGCAACATGAAAGACGTCTACTATGCCGCAGATGATTACGAACAACAAGCCCTTGCGGGGATGATCTCCAACATCAAAGAGGATCGCACCGACCTCGACCTACTGTTCGGCTGTCTGCTGGACTGGGGTCTGCCGCTGTCTCTGCCCTACACCAGCGAACAGATCAACGGCTGCACCGTCCATACCTACAATGACGGCGACCTGATTGCCTGTTTTGATTCCAATATCCCGGAAAGCGTCGTGAAGGAAATTGCCAAGCGCAAACCCCTGCGGGCGGTGTTCCGTGACAGCAGCTTTGCAAGTAGCCCTGAAAAAATTAATGTGTTTGAGATTTTCAAGCTCTATATGCCGGAGGACGCAGACGATATTGGGAAAAGGGTAAGAGTGATTTAAGAAAGGAGCTTCGGGATGAAATTACAATTCAAGCATCAGAAATTCCAAGCAGACGCGGCAAAAGCCGTGGTAGATGTATTTGCCGGACAGCCTTACCTTACGCCCACGTACATGATAGACATGGGTATCAATTACCAGCATTCCTTTGGTAATGATGGCTTCACCGGCTGGCGCAACGAACGCATTGTACCGGAGTTGTCTGACCGGATTATTTTAGAACACTTGCAAAAAGTGCAGCGCATAAACCAAATCAAGCCTTCTGAGCGTTTGGAGGGACACTACAATCTTACTATTGAAATGGAAACAGGTGTCGGCAAGACATACACGTACATCAAGACCATGTACGAGCTGAACAAGCACTACGGCTGGAGCAAGTTCATCGTTGTGGTGCCGAGTATCGCTATTCGTGAGGGTGTATATAAGTCATTTCAGGTGACGCAGGAACATTTTGCGGAGGAATATGGCAAGAAAATCCGCTTCTTCATCTATAATTCCTCGCAGCTCACCGAGATCGACCGCTTTGCCTCCGATAGTGCCATCAATGTGATGATCATTAACTCACAGGCGTTCAACGCCAAGGGTAAGGACGCGCGGCGCATTTACATGAAACTGGACGAGTTTCATTCCCGCCGTCCTATTGACATCATTGCAAAAACAAATCCGATTTTGATCATCGACGAGCCACAATCGGTGGAGGGCAAACAGACAAAGGAACGGCTGAAAGAGTTCAACCCTCTGTTTGCCCTGCGCTACTCTGCTACCCATAAGGCAGACAGCATCTACAACATGGTCTACCGGCTGGACGCGATGGAGGCGTACAACAAGCGTCTGGTGAAAAAGATTGCCGTCAAAGGCATCACCGAGTCCGGCAGCACAGCGACAGAGGGCTATGTCTATCTGGAAGGCATCAACCTCTCCAAAGCCGATCCCACGGCGACTTTGGAGTTTGATTACAAGGGAGCAAAAGGCATCCGCAAGAAGACGATGAAGGTGGGCATCGGTTCCAACCTCTACGACAACTCTGGCAATCTGGATGAATATAAAAATGGCTTTGTCGTCAAATTTATTGACGGACGGGACAATTCGGTGGAGTTTCTGAACGGCATCAAAATCTTCGCCGGAGATGTAATTGGCAAAGTCAGTGAAGACCAGCTCCGCCGCATTCAGATCCGTGAGACCATCCTCTCCCATATCGAACGGGAGCGCCAGCTTTTTCATAAAGGCATCAAGGTGCTGAGCCTGTTCTTTATCGACGAGGTGGCGAAGTACAAACAGTACGACGCGGCGGGCAACCCCTATAACGGTATCTATGCCGATATGTTTGAGGAAGAATATAATGATATTGTCGGCAATTTGCAGCGGGAAGTGGATGATGAGGACTACATTCGCTATCTTGACTCCTTCTCTGCCAATGAGACTCATGCCGGCTACTTCTCTATTGACAAAAAAGGAAAGGTGACTGACAGCAAGCTGAGCGACAAAAGGGAGCAGACCTCCGACGATATTGACGCTTATGACCTGATCATGAAGAACAAAGAACTACTGCTCGACCGTGATCCGAAGCGGTCGCCAGTGCGCTTTATCTTCTCCCATTCTGCTCTGCGTGAAGGCTGGGACAATCCGAATGTGTTTCAAATCTGCACGCTGAAGCAGAGCAGCAGTGAAGTGCGCAAGCGGCAGGAAGTCGGACGCGGTTTGCGCCTGTGCGTCAATCAGGATGGTGAACGCATGGATGCAAATGTTCTTGGAAATGATGTCCATACGGTGAATGTGCTGACCGTCATCGCCAGTGAAAGCTATGAGAGCTTTGCCAAAGGCTTGCAAACCGAGTTGGCGGACGCAGTTGCCGGTCGCCCAGTGGCAGTTACCGCAGACCTCTTCAAAGGCAAGGTGATTGTGGATGCAAGAGGCAACGAACAGGTTGTGGATGGCGCGCTTGCTCAGGCAATCCATTACGACCTGATTGTCAACGGTTACATTGACCGCAAAGGCGCTTTGACCGATAAATACTACGCGGATAAGGCGAATGGTGCGGTTAAGGTGGCAGAGGAAGTGGCGGACAGCCGTGATGCTGTGATCAACATCCTCGATTCGGTCTACGACAGCCGCGCTATGCAGCCTGAAAATGCCCGTGACAAGAATGTGGAGCTGCAAGTTGATCCCGAAAAGCTGGCAATGCCGGAGTTCAAGGCTTTGTGGCAGCGGATCAGCCCCAAGTCAGTATATGTGGTAGATTTCGATACGGACGAGCTTGTGCAGAAGTCGATCGACTCTCTCGACCAAAATCTCTGCGTATCCAAAATTTTCTTCAAAGTGGAGATGGGCACAATGGAGGAAATCAAGTCGAGGGATGAGCTGTTGGAAGGAAGCGCTTTTTCAAAGTCTCGATCCTCCACCTATGACAGAAGCAAGCGCATTCGTACCAACAGCAGCGTCAAGTATGATCTTATAGGGAAGCTGGTGAGCGAGACAGGGCTGACAAGGAAAGCTGTTGTGGAGATCCTCACCGGGATTGAGAAAGCTGTCTTTGACCAATTTAAGGACAATCCTGAAGAGTTTATCATCAAAGCGGCTGAGCTGATCAATGATGAAAAGGCGACGGCAATCATTCAGCACATTACCTACAATATGCTGGATGAGCACTATGACACGGACATTTTCACCGAGCCGACAATCAAAGGCAAGCTGGGCACAAATGCAATGAAGGCACAACGGCACTTGTATGACCATATTGTTTATGACTCAACGAATGAGCGCGATTTCGCGTCAGAGCTGGACGCAAACACAGATGTCGCCGTCTATGTGAAACTTCCGGACAGCTTCTATATCTCGACACCTGTTGGGCATTACAACCCGGACTGGGCGATTGCGTTTTATGAGGGTACTGTAAAGCATATCTACTTCGTTGCCGAGACGAAGGGGTCTATGTCCTCTATGCAGCTCAGGCTGATTGAAGAATCGAAAATTCACTGTGCAAGAGAACATTTCAAAGCCATCAGCGGAGACAATGTTGTTTATGATGTGGTAGACAGCTACGAGACGTTGCTCAACAAAGTGATGAAATAAAAATCATTCGTTATTAGTTACGAAAAACATATGAGAACGTCCTTTGAAACATTAATCACAGAGGGTTATATTTGATCTAATTGATATTAAGATTAGATCGAAAAAAACGCCAGATACAGTCTTATCTATGAATTTAAAAGGACAAGTCTGTAGATTGTTAAGTATTTTTTATGTGTGGTTATTAGAGAAATGTAACCTTAATTAATTTTAATATGTTTTTAAGTCTAAGATTTCACTCGCCTATCAAGGGACGCATAATATGTTTTCCGCCCGCGGGGATATGACCTTTCATAATAAATATTTATATTTTCGACACCATTCGACACACATTGCGGTGCGGGGGCATGTATCATAAGTACAAT